CTATTAACAAAGAAAGTAGTCTCGTTAATAGTTAGCACCTGTATATCAGAGGACTTCTCATCTGATTCTGCGGTGTTATCTAAGTAAGTAGCTACACCTGATCCAGCTATATCATTATAATCTACAGGTATAACAGCACCGTCACTTGCTCTCCATATTTTAACTTCTCCATCAGCTGCAACTTGTCCAATGTACTGTTCTGTATCATTTGTATAGATATCAAACCATTTGGAATTAGCTGCAGTATCTGGTGATAATGTACTTACTAGATTACTACCAGGTCTTTTGATTAATTGATCTACAACGTCAGGTACACCATTAACTAAATCTACAACCTGTCCTGGTAATTTCTTTTCATCTGGTTGTGTAGATATCCCCATAACATAGTTAGGGATTTTTTGTGTAACACTTGCCATTAGCGTCTCAGTGCTCTATAAGGTTTATAAGATTGATAAGCTGATTCATCAGGCCAACCAAAGAATGAATGGTCACCTTGATTGCATTCATATTCTAAGCAAGATGCTCTAGCTTGTTGTTCAAATGTTGCTAACATGCGCTGTAACTGAGCATTAGATACTAACTGTACAGCAGCTCTACCTGAAGCTTTATATATTATATACCTTTGGAATACAGTAGGTATATCTTCAAATTTCAATAGTCTTACTTTATTAACATAGAAATAATCATCATCAGGAAATTCAAATGTATGGTTTACTCTATCATACATCTTCCATATTCCATCACTGGTATCCTTTCTTCTCACAAAGTCACGGGTACGATCATGACCATCTTCCATGTCTATTCGTATTACATCAGATTCAATAATAATTTTATTGTCTGTAGTAGATACATTTTCTTTTATATGATATTCTATATTAAATGTCCAGCCTTCATTCTGTACATCTTGATTCGATTCTTTGAGTAGATTGTATATGAATGATATCTCAGGGTTAGCAAAGTCTAATCCATTAATAGGCGACTGACCTATACTACCAAGAATCGCATTGACTGCGGATAGTTCGGTATCGATATCAACGGTTGTGGTAGTCATAGTTAAGAATTATAAATAAAAAAAAGGGAGGTAGTAATACCCCCCTTTATCAGTTAAGTGTATTGTCCAGCAACTACAGCGCAGGTATCAGTTACACCTGATGATCCTACTGTTGCATATGCTAGTCTTAAGTTTTTAGTTGTGGAGGCTACAGCTGATGCTGAGCCTGATCCACTTGTATCAGATGGAGAGATACGTGTTTCAGTTCCTGCTCCGCAAGAACCATATTCTCCAACTGCTGAAGGAGCTGCCATAGTATTTTATTAGTTAAGAAACTGTTCCTATGTTAGCAGGACTCAAATGCTTCCTACCATACTCTAGAGGAGTAGGAGGATTCTTAGTGATTGATTTATCAACCTGTCCGATTCCGCTTAAGGAAGCACCGTTCCCTTTAACTCTAGTAATAGTTGTAGATGTTCCAGGGTTAAGTGACATAATTAGCTACGTGCTGAGGTTAATTCAATTGCACCTGCAGGGTTAAGAGTTCCGACGCCCATTGCGAGCCTTCCGACCATTACATCCCCTTGGTAAAGAACGGACACATCACCACCAGTTACTTGAACTTGTGGGCCAACGGCTTCAACAATACCTGCAGCATCTCTTTGATAGATGAGACCACAGTGTGTAGAGAAGTCACCATTGTATGAGTTGTTCTCTCCAGATACAGAGTTAACTGTACCAGCAAGGAAAGGTAGGTTGTTAGAACGCTTGATTTGAATACCAGCAATTTCAACTAGACCTTCACCAGAGTTTAGGTTACCTTGTGAGTTACCATAGTC